AAAATGTTATTCCACAATGGTATAAAGATGCAGACAGATTTGCAAAAAATTCAATTAATAATGAATACTATAATGCACCAAAAGAAACTTGTCCTTTTCCAAAAGAAGGTACTATAGATGATTATGGAAAAATTCCTACATGGAAAGCATGTCCTGCAATCATGGATGCATTTTCAACTGGATATGTTTTTAAAACTCCTTGTGATTTAGTATTTTCTAAAAACGCACAAGGAAATATTAATGTAAAGATTGAGGACAAAAGGTATCAAGATTTTTGTACACAAAGACCTCCAATGCCACAGTTTGAGCACCCAAAAGGATTCTATCAGCATCATTTTGCCTGGAGTTCAGATTGGGGACTTGAGCTTCCAGAAGGTTACAGTGCGCTATTTATGACACCAATGAATAGGTTTGATTTACCATTTTTAAATACAACAGGGATTGTTGACTCAGACAAGGTTCATTTGCTTGGAAGCTTTCCATTCTTTATTGCAGAAGGTTGGGAAGGAACAATTCCAGCAGGCACTCCATACCTACAAGTCTTACCATTTAAAAGAGAAAACTGGAAAAGTGAAGTAGAGATATTAGGACAGGCTGAGATTTATGATAAAATGTTTAACAACATGAAATTTTATAGACAGCCTGATGGCGGGGTATATAAAAATAAAGTTTGGTCAAGACGAGAATACAAATAAGGAGAATAAAATGGAAACATGGACAAAAAAAGTAGACCTTGGTGATGGAATCTTTTGTTACAAGGGTGTAATTAAAAAAGAAATTGATGTAATAAAAAGACTTGAAGATAATCTTAAGCCAGAAGGAGATACTACTGGGTACAGCTGGCAGCCTGCATATGTAGGTTACAAGCAACTAATGCCAGACTATAGAGATTGTAATGATTTTAAGTTTAAGAAAACAGATATAGAAAATGATAAAAGTCAAGTCAGCCTAAACCTTCAATCACTTTGGCAAGATCTTTATAATGTAAAATCACCAGCAGTAGAAGATTATTGCAGAATGTATAATATTCATAATTTAAAATATTGGGAAGCTTTTAATTTTATCAAGTATGGCCAAGGTCAACACTTTATGGAACACCACGATCATGGATTTTCTTATAACTGCACAGTCTCTTTAGTTTCATATCCAAATGATGACTATGAGGGCGGAGAGCTTTTCTTTAGACTGCAAAATTTAAAAGTTAAGGCAGAAGCTGGAGACTTGTTTATTTTTCCATCAAACTTTATGTATCCACATCAAGCAATGCCAGTAACTTCTGGAACTAAGTATTCTATTGTAACAATGCTTGATTATAGTAAAAAGTTTCATACTCCAGAAATGTATAGTGCAGAGGCAGATTAATGTTTAATATCTCAGTTGAAAAAACACAGGGGGCTTTGTTTGATATTCAGCCCATGTCAATTAAAAGGGATTGGATGGATGTAACATCAGAAGGTCATGCCTATAGATGTTTTCCAGTCACCCAATCAAATGTAATTGGCTGGAGCCTTTCCTGTGTAAAAGATATTGAGTTTATTTGGGATGGAGTTAATGATCAAACTCCAGATCATATTGAAATATTTAGTCCAGAGGGGTCTTATTCTGGAAGAGGTCAATCCTCTGTAAGCTTAAATACTGGTTTGGTTTTTAGAACAGACAAAGACGTAAGTATTTTTACTATTAATCCAGTAAATTATTTTAGTGATGAGTTTGAAACAATGTCTTCTCTGATTAGTACCTCCTTTTATGACAATCCTTTGCCTTTAGCTATTAAAGCAAAAGTTGCAAATAAAAGAGTAGTTATTAAGGCAGGAACCCCAGTTGCTACAATTATTCCTATATCTCTGTCAAATTTAAACGGTACAAATATTGAAATTGTTAAATACCAAGATAATGATAGAAAAAGACTAGAGGCAAACATGTCCTATGGGTCTGCTGCACAAGAAATAAACTCTGCTGGTAAATGGACAGATTGGTATAGAGATGCCGTAAATGAAAAAAGAGAAACCCAGGGATCTCATGAGGTAAAAACATTAAAACTAAGCGTAACAGATAATACGAAGGGTGATATAATATAAATATGGAACAAAATAAAGACTCATACACAGTAGTTAAAAGAACACCTTCTATAACCCCATCTGGCTGGTTTGGGGATAGCAAAGACATGATTGTTGAGCTAGAAAATTTTATGACCGAAGAAGAGATAGAGTTTTTAGAAAAATCTGCCAAATCTTTAACAATTTGGGATGTAACCGAAAGCCATGTAAATGAAAATGGAACTGTTACCTATGATTCAGATTATTGGAAGGATAGAGTTGCAACTCAGCCAACCTTAGACAAGAATGATCCTAAAATATCACCAATAGTTGCTGGCCTATTTCAAAGATTAAAACCAATTGTAGAAGAGTTTTATAAAGTAGAAGTTCACCCAACTGGAACAACCATTGTTAAGTGGCTTCCTGGACAATTTCAAAAACCTCATGCAGATAAAGAATTACATGAAGGCCCAGATGCTGGAACTCCAAACGATTTTCCCAACTATGATCTTTCTAGTTTGTTTTATTTAAATGACGACTACGAAGGTGGAGAACTATACTTCCCACTACAAGGTGTGCAGTTTAAACCTAAAAAAGGTGCTGCTTACTTTTTCCCAGGGGATAAAAATTATATTCATGGAGTTACTGAGATTAAGAGTGGCATAAGATTTACATGTCCATTTTTTTGGGAGATTAAAAAACATACGGGGGAGAGACAACCATGACATATCCTTGGCCAAATAATAGTCTTGAACCAATAGAAATATATCCTAAAATATTTGTTTATAAAAATCTTTTTAAAGATATTGCCGACACATACTCTCAATTAAAAAATTCTAATGGAGAAGTGGATGGGCTTTTTAGTCCTTGGACACAGTGGTCACATTTTGGGGAATATCTAAATCCTACTTTTGTTGATCATCCTCATAGACTTAGTGTTGAGTATATTGAACAAATACAAACAACAACAGATAAGCAAGAATCTCAAAGACTTGCAATCCTAGAATTATTTAAAGGTTTTCATTTAGTTACCGAAGACTATGCTAGACGTAATGGTGTAGATCTTGATAAAGAAAAGACAGTATTAGCAAATGATGGAACTGAGATGAAAGAATGGCAAATGACTGGTCCATCTATAGCAAGATACAGAACAGACATCACAGATCCAATTGCCATGACATATCATTCAGACTATATTAGAGAGCCTATTATAAGTCCAGGATACAAATTTGCCATAACAGCACTCGTATATTTTAATGATGAGTATGAAGGTGGCGAGATTGACTTTATTGCAAATGGAGAAGCTTACAAGTATAAGCCAGAAGCAGGAGACTTTCTTGTGTTTCCTTCAGGGCATCCAGAAGTATTGCGAGATGGAGACAATGTATATCTTCATGGAGTAATGCCACCACTAGGAGCAAATAAGTATTTATCTAGAATGTATTGGATGAAGTATTCTATTGGAGATCCTGAGTGGTTTAAAAAAGAAAAAGAATTTGGCAAAGAGGTTTGGGCAGAAATGCAAGCAGACATTATGCAAAAATTTAGAGATGACAATCCAAATAAAGATAATGCTGATAAAGAAAGAAGGATAAAGTGAATCTAAACAATAAGAAAAGAATTACAAAAGACATAGTTATTTATGAAAACTTTGTTACTGATGAAGAGTGCCAAAAGATGATTCAGGCACTTGACGCTCAGGCAGAAGGTGGAAAATTATCCTGGATGCCTATCTCGTTTTATGAGTCATATTCTTCTGTACTCCCACAAGATAATGATCAAGAAGTTATTGATGCTGGACTATCTCCAACTATTTTTTCAGACATTGAAAAAATGATGCCAGAAGCAGTTGCTTCCGTACACGACTTAGATCCAAAAGTAATATCAAAAATTGGATACCATACACAAAAATGGGAGCCAGGAGCATACGCAAGAATTCACTCTGACAATACAGATGAGCATGGAAACTCTGGTGCTTTTACAAGAAGCAGGTATGCGGGATTCTTATACTTAAATGATAATTTTGAAGGCGGACTGCTTAAGTTTCCAGCACAAAACATAGAGATTCAACCAAAGGTTGGAATGCTTGCCGTATTTGACGGGGGATTTAACAACATGCACGAAGTATCCCTTATTACAAGTGGAGTAAGATACACCATTGGATCTTTCTGGGATGATAGAGAAGAGTCTGATTATCCACAGGAACTAAGAGATGCTTGGGCTGAAGAAATGAAAGCAACCAGAGCACAACAAGAAATTGAAAGAGCCGAATGGCAAGATCTTCTAAAGCAAGGCTGGAAGATAGATGCAAATGGAAATAAGTACAAGGTAGAAGATATTCTAAATGATTGAGTCCTTAAAAAAACAGTTGACAGATGCTGGCTATGTAGTTAAAGATATTACTCCAGAGCTATTTTCTGTTGAAGACTTTTTATCACAAGATCAAATTAATACCTTTTGGGATATTATAAATAGTACATCTCAAGAAGACTGGGAAGTAGAGTATCACGCAAATTTAAAAAACTTCTGTATGCAAAAATTTGGTAGGGACGATGTAGATAATTTAGTTGCTGAAGGTAAGTTTGAAATTACTAAAAATTGGAAAGATAAAAATTTTAATATATTACACCATGAGATATACAGACCATTATATGATGGCTTAAACTCAATGGTTGTAAAATCTGATTCAGAATTAATTTTAAGTGGTTTTGCAACAATTCAAAGAATGCAAGCAGGAGTAGAGTTAAAATCTCATACCGATCAAAAAACAGACCCATCTATAAAATATGCTACAATTGTGTATATTAATGATGACTATGTAGATGGTGAGTTATTTTTCCCAAACCTTGATATCCAGTTAAGGCCTAAACCAGGGACTATGTTATTTTTTCCAGGTGATGGGAAATATGAACATGGAGTCAAGCATGTAGGAGATGGACCAGTAAGATATGTTCTTGTTGGATTCATTAAAGAAAAAGATCACTATCAAAATAATAAGTACTAGGAGGCACTAAATGGATAGAGAAATACTTGAAGAAAAAGTTTACTATTACACAAATGTAATTGAAGACCCAAAAAGACTTGTTGAAGCAATTGAGAATGACAACAAAGATCCTTGGGGCGAATGGATGGCGTGTAGTGGACAGGAGTATGTCTATGGAACAGATAAAAGTATTTCCCAGGCAGACCCATCAGATGAAAAGAATACTTATATTTATTCCACACTACAAAAAGCTTTTGACGATGTAGCAAGAGACTATGCAGCAGCCCAAGGTATTACAGAAGAGCCTAAACTATTTCCAATGTATCCAATTAAAAAATATCAAGCTGGTACATTTATGGGAGCACACTTTGATCAACAAGAGGGAGACGAAAGACTAAAAGTTTCTTTTGTTATGTACCTAAATGATGATTATGAAGGTGGGGAAATATCTTTTACTATTGCTTCTCCAGGAGGAATATTAACAGAGGCAAGACCTCCAGCAGATTTTGCAGAAGCCGAAAAAGGATTAAACTATACATTTGCTGTAAAGCCAAAAGCAGGAAGCATCATTGTATTCCCACCATCACCTCCATATCACCATACAGCACACTTAGTTAAGAGTGGCTTTAAGATTATGGTTCCACAACATTGGATTCATTAATATTAAAACAGCTATAGTAACTGGAGCAAGCAAGGGTGTAGGGTTAGCAACAGTTAAACGTTTGTCTGAAAATGGATATAGGGTTATCGCTGTCTCAAGAAACCTTTCAAAAGTATCTGAGCTTATATCTGATAATGTTGAGGTATATAACCTAGACATAACAGACTCTAAAGCAATAGAGGTATTTTTTGAAAAATATAAAGATATTACTTTAGATCTTTTGGTTAATAATGCTGGAGGAGGATCAGGTCCAACTTACATTATTAATGAAACTCCAGAAAACTTTAGAAAAGCTTATGATATAAATGTCACTGGGCCTATGTATTTATCTCAACTATTTACACCATGTATGGAAAGGTCAGAATCGCCAACTATTATTTTTGTTACATCTTTTGGAGGTAAGGTACCATATCGTGGTGGAGGAAATTACACAAATGCTAAAAGAGGTGAGCGTGGTTTGATTGATACAATGAGACTTGAGTTCCCTCAATTTGGTATTAAGATTACAGAAATCTGTCCAGCAACTATTGATACCCAAGAACAAAAACGGGATCAAGCATTAACGGCAGAAGATTTAGCAGAAGCAATTTACTGGGTGGGATCATTACCAAGTCACGTCAATATAAATGAAATTGAAATGTGTCACATTCATAGTAGCAAGTATGGCTAACTATTTTATTTATAACACTTTCGTTATATAAAAGTACTAACTATAAACAATAACTTTATAGATTAAATCTGAGCGTGGAATTGTTTTTAATTCTATGCTATACTTAGGACTACTTCCGATTCTACGAAG